TCCATGTACCATTGATCATTCACAAGTTCCTGTTTTACCCTGCCTATGTCGTTTAAAAGCAGTAATTCGGCCTCTTGTTCTGTAATTCCTATGTCTTCTAAGTTCCTACCTACTCCAATAGTAAGTTTACCAGAAGTACATTTATAAGGTTTTAGTTCTAAAGATTCGTGTCTCTTCAGTTGTGCAATTAAATTACTCATAAACTACCTTTCAAATATAATGCCCAGTAATAAATAGCTATACCGCCTATAATAGCTAGGCCTACACCTACTGACACTTTTATCACCAAATCTCTTTGTCTGGCTATCTCTTCTAACTCTTTCTTACGTTCTGCCCTAACCTGTGCAATGGTGGCCTGTAGCCTCTCCCATTCGCCTCTAGAGCCATAAAGCAGGAACATTGACCTCAATTCTTCGTGCATTTTTCTTTGTTCTTCCTTTTTAAAATGAATGTCTAATGCATCGGAAGTAGCTGAACCAAGGCCAAACCATCTCTTTTTTTTTCTTTCTTTTCCAAAAGATAATTCTGCCTCGGCTGTGGCATATTTTTTTATATAGTTGGATGCACTATTCAAATCTCTACCCATAGAAATAATTTTTTTTATTCCTGCATGAGCAGATGTAAGCATTCCAAATGCACTTATGGGGTCTATCATTTATGTATCCTTATTTAGAAAGAACTTTATCTAATTTATCCTCTAGTCTGTGAAGGGCATCCATTACAGTTTCTATGTCTGACTTAACTTCACTTTTTTTTGCATAATCCTCTCTTGTGCGGTTTAACAGAATTTGCTGTCTTTTAACCTCCTTCACCAAATAGGTAAAAACCCAAGCCATTGGCATGATAATTAATGTGATTATGGCCGACCATAATATTTCAACCGATATTTCCAATTTTTACTCTGTAGGCCAGTCATATATGGGAGCATTCCCAATAGGGTTTGGTGGATTACTATCATCAGTCGGCACAACAAACATGGCTTGGAAGTCTGCAAGACTACTACAAGCATTGATCTTATCCTCTATTGTTTTACAAGCATCTCTTATTGCTTTTCTTTTTGCTGTTATGTCTGAAGGTACTGCTAAACTTGAATCATCACTTGCTCTGATAATATACCAATCCGATTGCTTCAGGAGTGAATTTGCTGTTTCTTTTGTTTGCCTTATCCATATTGTTTTTAATCCCTCATAAATAAGTTTTGTTTTGCCATCTTGTTCATACAACTGTTTGCCATCAGCATCTTTTGCATCTTCATCATCAAGTTTTCTTTCAACATTTTTTGACGTATAAAAACGATTATCAAAACTTGTGTCAGGCTCATCTTCCCAAGTAAGACCTTTATCTTTTTTCTCAGGATCAGTCCAAATCATCCAGTTTGCAGGGTGTTGAACACCATCTTTATCAGACCATGCTTTACCTGCTTTAATTGCTATATTATTATGTTTCCAAGGCATTTTTTTCTCCTATCTACTATTTCCAAATTTTGCTGTATTTCCATCTCCAAAAGCCATATAGATATATGTTGAACCATTAGCATTAAGTGCTGTTGTTGTTGTCCTAATTTTTACTCCATTGCTTGTAAAATCAACTACTTCTGAAAGATTAGAATATTCTACATTATTCGTATTAGCACTTAAATAGTTAATTGTTGGATTAAAAGTATTTCTTTTATTATCATGTATCCACCAGTTATCAGCACTATTTGTTCGCTTAAACATAATGAAAGCCACACGAAAACCTATATGAATGTACTGTCCACTACTGCTCCCATTCCCAATATAAGATCCCAGTTTTGAGTGACCCTCTACTTCATCAAAACAGTATGCGACTATTTCTGCTGAAGTTCCCCAAAAACCAGTAGTATATGTTGAAAAAACAGTAGAGGTTGGTGCAGTATTTCCCCAACCTGTACTACTTGAAACTCTTGCACCTGACGAATTTAAAAGAATATAATATCCTTCAGGTGATGAACTATCAATTTTGTGATGATATACTGACCAACCTGAAGCAAGATTTCTTTGTTTTGCTATAATCATCTTTGGGGTTGAGCCTAATCCATGACCGACTGAAAAAGTTGAACTTGAAGCAGAAGAACCAGTAAAAGTTGCAATAGAAAATCCTGCATTAGAATTATTTTGTGTAATACTTAATACTTCTCCATCGAAGTTTGTCGATCCGAATGTACTATTCGTGTTTACAGATCCACCCATCCCTGAATGGATGCTACAATAAAAATATAACTGAGGTGCTGAACTAGCAACTGTAATAGTGATTTTATAATTGCTATCGTCTTTAACTACTCCTGTTGTATATTCTGAGCCACCACCATGAGTTCCATCAGATGTTGTTGAAAATCTAAATGGGTGTCCTTGTGCTGAACTATCAGAGTAATCAAAAACGTATGTTCCTAACTCTTGTAGATTTAGCGTTACTCCACTTTGAGGAAACGTGGCTGAGTCTGAAGAATTGCGAAATCGATATTTGTTTCCGCTATCCGAAACAACTACAACTTTATAAGTCTTTGTAGGTGTTGTTCCCCCACAACGCCAATTCCATCCTACATAATCACTTACATTTAAATAATTTATTCCTTGACCAACTGTTGTAAATCCATCTGCATCAAAAGATTGGAGAGCATAGCCACTATTATTTGTTTCACTAGCATTTGAATCAGATGAAAGATAATTATCTACACCTCTTGAACTATCAAATAGATGATGACCATTTGCATAATTTCTATCTTTTGCCCACAACCAATCTGGTTGAAAACCTACTCCTGTTTTAGCATCGGCACTTGCTCCAGTTCCTGTCCAAAGTTTTGTGTTAAAATAATCACTAGCGTTTTCTAACTGATTGGGCGAGAGTGTAGTGTCGCTTAATGAAGCAGAGCATAATGCAATAAAATCAGTCGGCACAGCGTAAAAGAAATCCCCATTACCATTTGCATCTGTGTTACCTTGTGCTGTCTTAGTACCATTAAAAGTTCCATCTTGCCCAAAATTAAAAATTATTGTTTGTAATCCACTTCCAGTATTAGCACCAAAATGAAATCTATAATCTGAAGTAGAATTTAAATATGTTTCTGATTGAACTGGATTTGCACCAGTTGATGGATTGCCAACTCCACTACTTGAAGTTCCATATGTATTTGCTCTATGAAACCATATTCGTCTATTTGTACCAGTAAAATCAAATGCCATACCCAAAACATCACCTGCTGAAATAGTTCCAATATTGTGAGGAAGATAAGTAGAACCTCCCCTTACAATTTTATTGCCTTGACTTGGGATGACTGCATTTTGGTAAACTCCACTATTATGAACTAACGCTGTATAATTATGTGATGTATCAGCATAATCCAAATTTGTTGGATATGTTGTATCTTCAATTACACCTATGTAAAAGTTAGGTGTGCCTGTAGTAACGCAAAATTCAAAATATCCTTTAATACCCATAGGACTAAAAGTAGCAGAGCAATTTCTATATCCACTATTATTGGTGACATTAAGTCCTAAACTTCCTTCTGAAAAATAAAAGGTACTAGCATTATTTGAAGTTTGTAAAACATTTAAAGTAGCAAAATTTGAAGTAGGCGAATCTAAAACCACATCTGAGGAAGCTAATCCAGTAGTTGTAACATCGTTTGTTGTACTTCTATCAGTAGTTTGATAATCATATCCAATATTACTACTATCTGAAAATGGCAAATAAAAGCCATTTGTACCAAATGTAAAACCTTGCTCGTTTATATTCTTTCCTACCCAAACTCCATTTTTAAATTCTCCAAAGCTATCGGCAGTTAAATATTGACCATCTAAATGAACAAACTCAGCACAATATCCATCATAATTTGGTGATCCCCCCCAAGTTGCAACTCCAAATCCCATCTTTGTACTTGCCTTATTCATACCATAACTAAAATTCGGTGGCTGAATTGCACTAGTTTCTTCAACACCATTGACGTAAACCTTTGTTGCTGTGTTTTCAGCATCGACTGCCCAGACGATATGATACCAATTTGTTGTATCTCTGTAGACACGATTATTTATAGCACCATATGGATGTGTGTTTGCATCAAAATACATATGTAACTTATCATCACTATTGAAATAAAGTGCGGAAATCCCATCATTACCATAATATGAAGCACCAGACCACATATATTGTAATGCTCCAAGTTTTGCTCTTTTTACCCACCAACTTGTAGTCCATTTTTTTCGGTTACCATCACTTGAAGGTGTTATTTCAAATTTTGATGTACTGCCATCAAATCTTAAGGATTGGTCTATAGTATGTGGGTAAAATCCACTTACTCCAACAGCACCTCCCCCTACTCCTAAAATACTCATGATACGTTTTGACTCCTACCTATTTCAAACATATTTGTACCATTACTTTTAAATACAAATATATCTCTTGCTGATGCTGTTGATGTTACAGTTGGAGCAGTACCACCTGCAAATTTATAATTAGAATTAAAACTTAATGTACGACCACCAGTTCCATCCTGAATAACAGATATTACATAAACACCACCATCAACCTGATTTGTTGATGCACCAAGTGTTCTATTCCCACCTAATGTGACCGATGTAACCTGATTGGCTGAAGCATCCCAAGCTATTGTTGAGGCATCAGTTAAGGTTGTCGCATTAAAGTTTTGTGTTGCTGAAAACTCTTGTGCAACATTTATACCTGCAACTGTAAGGTCGCTGTCTTGTATTGTAAGAACTCTGGTATTACTGGCTGAAATTCCAACTCCATCAAATCTAAATTTTTTGGTTAAATCTGTTGGATCTGCCAAAGTTAATGTGTCAGCTATTGGGTGAGTACCTGCATTCATTTCTGCTAAATGTGAAAGAATTTCTCTCAATGCATTGTTAACGTCACTTGGGAGCATTGAATTTTCTGCAAGATTCACTCCACCAACATCGGTATTACTACTCGCTGTTGCCGAATAATCGGTAATTTTGTCTTTTGCCATGTTATCTCCTATTCATTCCTAAAAAGTTTGCATCTTGGTAATTACCACCTAACAACCCTCCATAAAAAGGTGAACCTCTTCCTATTACTGGAGCAATGCCTTTTGTTGTTATATTTCTAATTAAATTTGTGCCAAGTGGACTGTATGCAGGTACAGTTAATCCTGCTCCAATTGCAGTTGTTAATGGATCAATCATCAAACCACCACCAAATAATGCACCACCAAGCATTTGCCTAAAACCAGTACCAGAATCAGGTAATTTTTGTCCTATAACTTTTTGTCCTGCTTCAGCAATAGGTTGCATTTCTGCCTCACCTCTACCAAAAGATTTTTTTCTTAAAGTCTGATCGCCACCCTTGATTTGTCTAAGAATTTGATTTGCTGTAAACTCTCCACTTTCTGAACCAATGACTGCCCTTTCAACTGGTAACAACCTTCTGAAACTTTTGTCAATGGCATCTAATGCCTCTTTTTGTGCAGGGTTTGTCTTTTTTAATACATCTGCCATAGTTTGTTCAATTACTTTAAAACTTGAAGCAATGTCTTGATTGATTGGCTCTGGACTTTTACTAAATTTTCTAACTTCCCTTCTAACCTGTGACATGGCCTGTTTGTAGTTTTGACCTGATATATTACCTGCATCATCAAATTTTGAGTAAATAATTCTGTCAATTTTTTCTAAAAATGTTTTTTGTGCATTGCCAGATAGTGATTCTGCTTCATTCAAAATTGCATCATCAAATCTGGATTGTAATACATTTCTTGATGGCATTTTTAATTTAGGCAAAATTTTGTCGTACTGGTTTGAAATAATATCTGCTGTTTTTGCATACAAATTCCTACCTTCAACACCTTTTAAAATTTCTTTTGCATTAACACCAAGAGGCTTCATTGGTGCTAATACTTCTTGAAATATTGCTTTATCAAATTGTTGTTTTGATCTTTGCATAGCACCTGAAACAGCCGAACCAACAAATGGCACAGAAGTTAATGCTTCCTCCATTGTTTTTAAACCACCACCTACAGCCTGTCCAACAGTTGGTGACACTCCTCTTTTAATAAGTTTTTTAGCACCTTCTGTAGCATATGGTGCAACCTTTTGTAATGTTCCACCAGTAAGTCCACCAATAGTTCCGCCAATGGCTCTGTCTACTGGATCACCACTATCTGTAGCACCTGCTCCATATAATGCACCCATTGCTCCTGCACCTTTAACAGCACCAACACCTGCTCTGGCAAGTCCTGCACCACCTAATATTGCTGTAGGTAAACTACCAACAATTTCTGATCCATATGCATATAATGGCTCTTGCTCTCTAAAAGATTTTAAGTCAGATCTAATATCACTTACTGTCTCGTTATAGGCTGTGTTAAAATCTTTACCCTCTACAAACTTAGAATATAATCCTTTAGCGAACCCTTGTATTTCATCAGCAGTACCAAAAGTCAATCCTTGTAAAGCTGACTGAGTAATACCTTCGGCCAAACCAACTGTATTATTATTTTGTGTTTGTGTATTTGTATTTTGATCTAATAATCTTGCTTTGCCCATTAATCAATAACTCCAATTTGTCCATTAATTGTAAAATATTGCCCATCTTTCAATTTTCCTTCTGCCTCTTCCATTGTGGCTACAGGTAATGGATTTAAAAATGTTCCAACTTTTGGTAAAAGAGATGTAAAAACATTATCTACATTTAAATTGTTATTTTCAGCATATTTTTTATACTCATTTTCTAAATCTCTCTGAGTTTGTATTTGACCTAATACAAGAGATTTTGAAGCATCTAATATATCTTTTCTAACTTGTGGATCAAATCTTTGACCAGTTGATATTTTATTCCAAGCATTTCTTACATAAGCAGGAGTACCACCTGCATTTTGAACATCTGCTTGTTCGTTTTCTCTTACGACTGATCTTGGATCTAATGCTTTCATGTATGCAAATACAAGAGCAATATCAGATGCACCAGTTGGGTTTTTCTTACTTGCAAATGCAAAGGCTTTATTAAAGTTAGTTATGGTCTCTCTAAAAGGTTTTGCTATAGCAGTAAATTCTTTTCTTAAATCTTTTTCCTGAGTAAACTTAGTTTTTAGATCATCTTTTTTAGATTTTTGGATACCCAACTGCATTTCTTGAACTTTATTCATGTAGTTAGCCAGATCAAGTTGCGATTTAAGACCTGCCATCTGTTGTTTAGCAATTCTATCTTCTTGCCCTTGCATACCTTTTAAATAAGCCTGTGTAGCAAAACCTAAACCCTGACCTAATGTTGGAGCAGGTTTACCAACCGATGCACCACCTAGTTTTAATAACTCAGATGAAGCATTTAATGCACCTACTGTTCTTGGATCTCTGAAAGAAGTACCTAACAAACCAGTTGCTGTGCTGTCTTGATTTATCGCACCTACATTTGGTGTTAAAAGCGAAGGTGTTCTTCTATCCTGTGGTAAACTTCCAACATTTGTCATTTGTCTTACAGGTATAGCTGACCCATCTCTGGATTGTATATTTTGATTATACATTGGTGATATTAATGAATTATCTGCACCTAACAAAGAAGGCATTGCATCTATTTTGACAGGTCTAGGAAAGTTTTGATCTTTCACTAAAGCATTAATTGGAAGTCCTGTATTTGGATTTATATTTCCTAATAAATAATCAATTGGTCTCATTAGGCATACCCTAACAATCCACCAAGGATTGCTCCATATGCAGGATTAAACCCTGCAAGTTGTCCAAGTTGTGATCCGCCTAATGCACCACCTAATGCAGATAATGCTTGGTTTCTAAATACAGGCTGTATTGTCTGTGACCCTACTGTACCGCCACCAACTAGTGATAAAAAGTTTGCTAGTCTTTGGTCATCTACATTTTGCTCAAAATTAAATCTGTCTATGTCTGCCTGTAATTGTGCCTGTGCATCAGCCTCTCTTGCACCACCAACTTGTGCTAATTGTTGAGCATCTAAGTTTTGCACATTTGGTGCTAATCGTAATGCATCCATTTGTGCCTTATATGCCATTGGTGCTAAACCAGAAGCTATAGCTGATTGATTTGCCCCTGATCCTAATCTTCCAGATGTTGCAAATTGCGAATTGACTTGATCAACAACAGGCTGAAAAGCCATACTCATCAAAGGATTTGTACCTGCAAGATTTTGTCCAACTACATCCTGTACTTGTGCAGTCAGACTATTTGGATCTAATGCCCTGTCTCTAACCATATTTAAAGCCATTTCACTTTCTGGAGAAAAACCAACAGTTGTTGGAAATGGATAGAAATTAGGTTCTCCAGTATCATACCTCTCTTTTGCTTCTGACAATCCAAATTCTAAAAATGGTTGTGCATAGCTTGGTGCTGAAACTTGAGTATTTACAGTTTGCTGACCGCTTCTTCCGCCTTTGCTCATACTATATTTCCTTTACTAAAGTTATTGCTGATGGTTTATAGTCTTTCAAAACTCTTTCCCATCCTCGTCTGCCATTGATTTCTACACCCTCACAGGAATAAAACTTTGACCAATGTATAATTTTTTTTTCTACTTCAAGCAGGGTTTTTAATTTGCCCCCTGCCAACCAAAACCTTAAAACTCTTCTTTTCGGATAATCAATTATTTCTGTAATAATTGCACTATCCTTAAAAGACCAAAACTGGGCATCACCCTTTTGACACATTATCAATACATCCTCTGGAGAATGACTGTCATGTGCAAACTTCAGGGCATTTTTAATCCATTCCCTGCACCTTTGAAACTCAGCCAAAAATGACGTAGTCAAAGGATCTTGTGGTTGTAGCACTTGCATGATTTAAAGTTGCCTGTCCTTTTTGTCTTCCTGTAACATGGATGTTTACCGATGATGCATCTGCTGTTGTTGGCATAAATAATATTACACTATCTTCACCAATCCTGTCATCTGACAATGTTGTGGTTGTTGCACTATTTGCCAATGTTACTGATCCTGTAGAATTTATTTTTCCATCAAGAATATTATTTACTACATTTGCTACAACTAATGGATCTTCTTCATAAATAGATAATCTTGGATAATTTGTTGATCTTGTCATCTTCTACCCAATGCCTGACCTTCAATATCAAATCCTTGAGCAATATTCCAATTACCTGAAATATTCATTCTAAATCTATGATACCTACCCTGATCTCTATGTTCTATAAATCCATCATTATTGAGTGAACTTGCTGTTGAAAAAGTAACCGCCTCACTACTTGTATTTCTTGTACCCACCTGAACAGTTACCGACCCATCTTTGTAATAAGGTGTTGATCTTGTTACAATTGATCGTCTTCCTTTATTTATAGAAAACTCTGATGTTTCAATTGTTGCACTTAAAGGTGAACCATTAAATGCAAATATTTTATTATCTTTAGATCCACCAAAAAGTAATGTACCACCTTTATACAAGTTACCATCTAATGCACCAGTCAAACTGTCTAAGTTACTAGCTAAATTATCAAGTTGATCTAAATTATATCCTGCTGTGTAAAATGGTGCTATCAAGTCAGCCTCTACTTCAGCTATTGACCACCTTTTCAATACATAATTATAAATCAGCAATTTGTCAGGTGTTGTAGATCCACTTGCATTTGATACATAACTCCAAGCCACAATATTATTTTCTGGATCTATCGCACAACTAATTTTGTCAAGTTGACCAATATTTGCATCATTAAAGAAAAACTTGTTTACTTTTTCTTGCCCTATGGCTTGGCTAGATCTTCCATCAAACAGGTAAAATCCATCTTCATTTAAATAAAATATCGTTTGACCAATATAAGATACTGATCCACTAAATGTGCAACCTCTGGTAGTTTCAACTTTATCTATTTGGTAGATTAAAGGTGTACCTACATATGAGGCTCTAACAATGGCTTTTTCCATTAATATGGTGGCATATCTTCCAGATCCAATTAGGCCAGTAATTGCACCTGAATCTGGTATGTCTTGAAAGTCAGCCTGATTTGTTCCTACAGTCCAACTTGTTGCATCATTCAATGCTGACCATCTTGCTCTAAATGGTATTCGGCCTGACCCTTCATCTATATTTGCAGTCCAAACTTGATCGCCAACCACAGCAACAAAATCTGCCTTTGGTGGAGTTCCTGCAAGATCTGCAAATCTTGTGTCAGTACCCAATGTAAATTCTTGTAAACTTTCACCTACACCGCCACAGGCAATTACAGATGTTCCAAACTGAATAAATCTCCATCTTTCATTGTCTGCTGATAATGAGTAACTTCCTGCTGACTTTGTTACATCATCAAGGTTTGAATTACTTGCATTAAATTTATAAAGTTTTGTTTCATTTCCTGCAAATAAATTGACGTTACCATTATTGTCTTTGACAGCATACAGGCCTCTTAATCTAGCATCACCTGCATTTGAAACACTTGTAAATTGGTTTATAGACCTGTATCCATTTATTATTGGAATTACGTTTGTTGCTACAGTAACTCCACTATTTTCCATGTCTGGCTGATCTGGCAACCATTCTCCAAATTTTATCATTGTATTGTCCAAACCTCATTTGACGTATTTTGTGTTGACCAAACTTCAGATCCAACAGTTACATTTGTCCATGTTTCATTACCTTTAGGTATTATAGACCAATCATCCCCAATTATCTTAATTGTAGAACTTACACTTGCTGTAGTGTCTACAGAGGATGTAACATTTACAGTAAAGTAATATGTAGCTTCAATTGTAACAATTGTATCTACAGAACCTGATACACCAAATATTTGCCCTGCTGTTGCTGTAATATTTGCTAATGTTGCAATTGCTCCTTCAGCCTGTTGTATTCTTATTCCAGATCCTGCAACATTTGCCGATGTACTTATCGAACCACTAAATGCTAGTTCTCTTGTGGCTGATCCAGATACTGAAGCAGAGCATGAAATACTTGTCTCAAAGTTGAGTGTTGCAGTTGCAGATGCACTTACATTTCCTGCCGAAACAACTGTACCTGCTATTGTTCTAATTCTTACTGAACTGGCCGAAGCAGTTGCACTTGTTGATACAGAACTACCAACTAAAAATGTAACAGTATAACTGCTTGAAATACTTGCAGATGTAGCAACAGATCCATCAAACTGCCTGATTAATACAGATGTGCTTGAAATACTTGCAGTCGTATTTATTGATCCACTAGAAGCTAAAATGCTTACTGGTGAAGCAGATACTGTAGCTGAACAAGATATATTTGTTTCAAAATTTAATGTAGCAGTTGCAGATGCAGATATAGTACCAGTTGATACTATTGTACTTGCAATAGTTCTTATTCTGATAGCCGAAGAAGAAACTGTTGCATTTGTTGCAATTGAACTTCCTGCTGAGAAAATGCCTACACAGTTACTTAAAATAGTGGCTGTTGTAGAAATATTTGCACTAGCAGATTGTATTCTTACACTAAATGCAGAAGCAGAAGCTGAAACAGATATAGAACTTGCTACAGTCCTAATTCTAACTGAGCCAGAAGAAACAGTTGCACTTGTAGAAATACTGCTACTAACAGTTCTTATTCTTACTGATCCAGATGATATTGAAGCTGAAGTATCAACATCAGCAACAACACCCTCAACAACTTCAGCACCTGATGTAACACTAGCTGATACAGTAACACTTACTGTACCTTGCCGAACAAAAAATGTATCAAAACTATCTAAGTTTCCTAGAGAATCTAAAGCATCTAATCCTAACTTATTTGTATTTACAGATTGATTTTGATAGTGTCTAAGATTACCTGCAAACCCATATGCCCATCTTACGTTTGGCTCATTTGCTCTTATAAATTGATAAGCAGGTGTTGTCTGATTAAGTTGACTGATAAATCCACCTGAATCAGTTCCTGCCCAAATTGAATTATTCCAACCTGAATTTGTGCCTGTCGCTACAAGTTGATTGTCTACATAAATTGATCCAGTACCATTAGTTGGGTTCATTTCCCAAACTAATGTGTGCAAATCGCCATCTAATGGTAAAGCAGTTTTTGATACATCAATGATAGTTTTGTCATTGGTAGGCGTATCATTATTACCTCTACCAAAAGCTAATCTAAATGTGTCAGTATCATGAAAACCAATTGTGACACCATGACCTGCACCACCCATTTCAAACAAAGTACAAGCTGTATCTACTGTTTCTGGAAACACAACCTCACAAGCAAATACAACTGGTTGACTTCTAGAAAAATTACTATTAACAATATTTACATCAGCATTAAAGGTATCGGTCAGAGTTAAACCCTGCTCAATGTCACCCCATAAATGTAGTTGTTCTAAATTAGGTTTGGTAAACTCAAGTTTATTTAAATCGTCATCACTATCGAATTTACCACTTATACTATCAAGCTGAGTTATTAACTGGTCTAAGCGAGGAACACCTAAAGCCATGTTAAACTCCTATTAGGTAGCTGTAATAGTTAAAGATCCACTAGCTACTTTTAAAATATCTCCAGTTTGAATTGTTTTTGATGCTGTAAATGCACCATGAAACAATAAGTTACCTGATGAAGAGGCATCAAAGATTCCAAAGTGGGACACCACACCCCAATTTCCTGTAGCACTATTAAATTCTACATTATTGTTGTTTGTAATAGATCCACTTGATGCTGAACCAAAGGTAATAGCTTTTCTTGCATAATTGTTTCCAGTCAATTCAGTACCAGAATTATCATCTGCTAAACTAGCAGTAGATAACCCAATATATACTGCTGATGGGGCAGATGTTGATGCTGTGCCTGTAAAATGGTCTAGAAACTTTAGTTCTAAATAATCACTCATTGCTGACATAATTTATCTCCTAACTTGCTGATGATGATTGTCTTGCATAAACAGAAGAAACAAACAACGAACCTGTGCCATAATGACTTCGCTGTTCATCCTTCCTTATCTCCTCTATGGCTCTGGAGAATTTAGCATCATAAGTAGAGGCTCTTTGCTCATCCATAAGATAAGTGTAGGCCTCGACCAATGCACCTGACAAATAAGCATCAGGGTGTCTTGTTAATAGTTGGTTTACAGCATTTGTGTCTGACAAAGCTGTAAGTCCGCCTATGTAAATAATTTCTGCTGTATATGTGCTGTCTGGTATCGGTCTTAATTTCATTTCAGCACCAACAATAGAATAAGCTAATGGCTTTCCTGTAGAGGCAGATGGAAAGTCTTTATCTAATTGAATTGGACTTTTGTAATCTAAAACCCTGTTTGGTGAAGTATTTAATTTTACTTCCCTGACTTCCCTTAAATCTGTTGGCAGGGCAATATACTCATCACCAATAGTCAAAGTTGCATTGGCTCTTTTTTCTTGATCCCTGCTCTCCAGTTCCCTTGAAAGTCTAGCCTCTGCAAGTTGAATAAAATTTGGTATTTGATCGGTCAAATCAGTTCTAGCTAAAAAATTAGCAACTGCTGTCTTTAACTCGCTGTAAGTTGATATACTCATACTTTACCGCCATTTGTTCTAAAATATCTATTATCAATATCATTGAGCCACTTCTTCCATTTTTTCTGAGCATCTGGATCTTTTTTTGGATCACCAAACTTTTTCATCAAATCCATGTAAACAAGTGAAGGTATTTCTGCCACCTGTTGCCAATGCCTCTGAGTATTGCCAATCAAACTGTTTTTTCTAAATTCATTTTGCCTGATTTTGTTGGCCTCAAGAACTGACTTAATATGTTGTTTTTCTTCAATAGTGTAACCCCCATCTGGGTTGTCATGCATCCAGATTTCTTTTTGTGAGTAAGGGTTTTTTTCAATTAATCTTTTCATACTGACCTTATAATAGGGAGGCCGAAACCTCCCCAGTTATGATTATTATGATCCATTAAGACCGATCACAGAGGCATGAGCCTTCGGTGCTGTCGGCATATATGTCCACTCATATATAATTTGGTGCTTAAAGCTATCACCAGTTTTGGCTAACTCTGTCTCAATGAAATTTCTTCCATCAAGATTACCAATCATAATATGATCAGGATCAATAATATGAAGCTTATCGTTTGACATAAACCTACTCATTGTAAGGTCTAGTGTACCAAAGTCATTCATCATAACACTTACCGCACCAATAAATGATGGAGCAGTATTTGCTGATGTATTAACTTGGTTTGTTACAAGATTTGTACCTGCCTGTGATAAGTCTGAGATGTTGGCTTTGTTTGTTGAAGAACAAAGTAACATTCTTGGGTTACCCCCAGAATCCCATGCCTGTTGCATAGCATTGTCAATCTTCGCTAAAGTAAGCGGTTGTTCAGTTCCAGTTAAATCACAACTGTTTGCTCCATCTCCAGTTCCAAAAGAAATGTCTGATGGTGAAGCATCACCATTTGTAATAAATGTTACAAATGTAGCTGATTTTCTAGGATCTGATCCAGACTTTGCTACGTTAAGATCAGTAACAATCTTCTCAACATCTCTTCTTAACTCAAGACCTTTTAGGACTTTCTGATAAGCGGTTTCTCTGTCTCTACCTGCCTTATCAACAGCCTCTAATGTTCCAGAGATCTGGAAGTCTTTGACTGAGATTTGAGTATTGTTAGTTAATCTTACAGTCGGTGTAGGTGTGGCGAAACTCGCGTCAGCACCCTCGTTGACTGAATTTTGATCTGCTGTAGCCAACTCCTGAACTTGCCATTCAGTTAGTGTTGATTTTACAGTAGTCTTCTTTGCTGTAGAGAAAAAAGGTGTCTCTGTAGTGTCAAGCCGATAAATAATATCGGAGAGATCTTCTCTTTCACCTACCGCATTAGCTGTGGTAAATTGTGCCATTTTAACTTCTCCTTATTTGGCTATTTTTTATTAAGTAGCAACTCAACAGCATTATCGATACTGCTGTTTGCTAAGAACCTGTCTCTAACCTTTTTATTTTGATTAGCTACAATTTCATTTTTAGTTTTAGGAGTTCCTGCTTTTACCATCCTTGGTGCTTTCTTTACTTTCTTCACTAAGTTTGGTTTTTTTTTCATAAGATTATCGTACTTCATAGCTTTCCTTAATGCAACAATTGCCCTGTGATCAACAGCATTAGCTATTTCATCATCAGTATAACCCATTGCAGATTTAGCATATGCAACGACTTCTTTTCTTTCATCCGCCATGACCTTTTCATTTTTCCATTCTGGAATTTTGTCCAACATATTATCAAATTCGTTTTTCATATGCTGTTGAAACTTGATCACATTTTCTTCTTGCTCTCGTTTCTTGACTTGGTCTAACTCAGCCTGAACTTTTTTCCTCTGATCCTGTCTAATTGACCAATCAGTATAGATTGCATTAAATTCTTCCTGAGTTCTGGTTTTTCGCAGTTCATCCCAATCAGGCTCTTGGACTTGTAAACTTTTTTCAAGTTCCGCCAACCCTTGCTTATACCTACCCTGCAATTGCTTCGTTTCAGCTTTTTCAGCCTCAAACGACTTACGTTCATTACTGAGTTTGTTAAGTTCTCGATGAAATTTCTTCTCCCTCATATGACCAGATAAAGCCTGATCCAAGGTTACCTGTTCCTCTTCACCATCAACTTTGATAGTGTAGAGTTCTGGGGTCTCTTCCTCGACTTCCTCTACTTCATCTTCCTGAGAAGTTGTGTCTTCTACTTCATCACTTTCATCGGTTTCTACCTCTTCAGTTTCCTGAATGGCTTCCTCTTGCTCTTCGGCTTCTGACACTTGAGCCTCTTCTGGCTCGGCTACACCACTTTCTGGATTTACCTTTTCCTCGGCTTCCAATGGTAATAGTAAATCTACTGCTGACTTTACGTCTAAATTTTCATTCTGTTTTTCCATAATTACCCCTAATTATATATATTTTTTCTGCCAACCAGTTCATCTAGCTGACTTTGAGCCAACCTTCCATTGGCACTTAAATTTGCAAATGCATTTTTTAAGGCCAACAAAGATTGATAAAGATAATAAATTCTCTCCCTTTCTTCATTATCTTGCATCTTTGACATTTTCCATGCGGTCAAAAATTCTTCTTCCAAGTTTTCAAATACCTCATTAAACATTGGATTTTTTGTCAGGGCATCAACCTGTTTGCCCTTTTCTATTTCTTCTCTAAGTTTTCCATCTCTTGCCACTATTATCCTCCAAATGGTGTGAAGCCTAGTAAGTTAGGCGGTCTTTTAAAAATAGATGGCCTCGTGCCAAACCTATTCATAAAATTTGTGTTCATAGCATTATAGTCAAACCCCTGCGGTACATTCATAGGTGTTTGATTTAATAATGAATAATTTCTTGCGAACATTTGACCACCATCTGGTGGATCTTTTGGTGTTCCTAGCTGATCATCAGATCTTGTCTTGAGCCTACAGGCCTGTAATTGATTATCAAATACATATCCTTCAGGGCATTGGCTTTTGCCTGTTATCTGGTTCATGACAGGCGGTGTAGTTTCATTACTAGTATTGTCATCATCTGGGGTAAATCTGTTTGGATCAAATTCAGCTATGCCAGTATAAACTTTATTGTCAGGTAATAAATTTTGTATAAAATTTGGTAGCATTCCAAAAGCAGGTGCATTTCTCATATCACCCATTACACCTACAATACGACCATTATTTACTACAGCATCACCGCCTAAAGATAATTGTTTACGAACACTATCCCTTAAACCAAATATATCCCCTGCTCCAAGTTGAGGATCTAAATCTGCACTTCTTGTTGTAAATGGTGTATCAATACCAGTAAATGTAGGATTAGCATCAATAAAATCTTGTTCTCTTGCAAAATCTTGCCTGTCTAATACGTCTGGTAAATTAGATTTGACAAATTTAGAAGCTAACATTTTATTTTGATCTTCAATATATTTGTCTTCAATTTCTTTACTAGCAAAACCTAAAGATTTAGAAGTATCTACACCTCTTCCTTGTGCCTCTATGGTTTCATCTGAATAATCTGAATCGTCTACACTTTCACCCATTGTGTCTCCTAACTTTTTGCATAGCCAACTTTCTTCTTTGCTGACCTATACCAAAATCCTTTTATATCTTTGCCATATGTTTTTTTAATAAAATGTCTCATGTTTCTGACCATATATCCAGTTTGTCCATATGGTGCAACAAACTCGGCCAACCATAAATTATTACCTGACTTCCAATCATCTGGCTGTATCTTATATTGACCTGTCAGCAACTGATCTAAAATTTTATCGCTTACCCATGCCCAACAACAAAAGCCAAGAGGATGAGAGTTACTATACCAAATTCTGAACTGTCCATGATATAGTGGAGGATTAAACACCCTCTTGACTTGGTGTAGCTTCCAATGATGATGGAATTGGGAAGCTACTAATAGACTTAATACGTCACCAAAATGGTTTCTAGTTTCTTGGTAAATTTGTTGAGATGTCGCTGTCTGTGACTGCTTTTGCAACTCTGAGTTCTGCTTCAAGAGCCATCTCCTGTCTTCTTATATCAAGTTCAGCCATAGCCTTTTCTTTCTTCAACTCTATCTCTGCCTGTAACTTTAATCTATCCAGTTCTATTTTGGATTCGAGTTTGATTTTTTCGGCTTCGATTTCCGCTTGGATTTTTTCGATTTCTGGATTTGGTTGTTGTTGGCCTTGCTGTCTTTGGGCAATTTCTGCTTGTACGACTTGTGGCGGTTTGAAAAACTGGTCGGCATCTTTGAAACCAAGAACATCCACCATTTGTCGAAGCGTATTAGCATACTGAGCCAAGTTACAAATCGGATTATCAACTCCCAGAGTTTGCAGAATAACTTCTTGCTTACTTGCAATGCCTTGGAGAATAGAGACTTTTTGTTCATCATTAGCTGTTCCTAACCCTACATTTACAATTATATCAAAACCGCTTGAACCTTCTTGCGGATCAACAGGCACAAACTTATTTCTAAGTCTGACAATTCTTGGCTGTTGTTGATAATTTGTAATTATGTGAAGTATGCCTCTGAACAAGTCTTTCATGCCTGTCTCGGCAATTGTTCTGGCATAACTTTCAACTTTTTGTTGAGATCCCTTTACTGTAGCCTGTACAGCAGAAGCTGTAGTTGACTGCAACACAGATGGATCTAAACCCTGTGTTTGTCTTGATACACCAGTCCTGTCGGCTTTTACTTCATCAAGATACTGCATCAATGGCTGTATTTCTCTACCTACACCCTGTGCCTGTAGAGGCTGTACAGCACCTGCATTTCTAACCCTGATAATACCACCTGCTGTGCCATCAAGTACGTCATCCAGATTTGTCTGGCCTTCTTGAACTATCAATCTTGGTAATACTGAGTGATAGGTACTATCCAGATATTGTCTCATTAAAGTGGTTTTAATTGTCTGCAAGTCTTCGGTCGCATCAAATATAGATCGGCCAACCAATCGATGAGGCATAAGTATTGGAGATACTACAGCAAATGGAATGTAGTCACATACGTCATTCTCAAGTATTACGTCACCACTATCACCGATAGCTAGTATCTGTCTTAGTTCTGCAATTCCATCACCATCAAAATCAACTTTCATTGTTATCTGGTTTACAATTACATCCTTCTGGCTGTCATCTTCTGGATCTCTGTAAGTACCGCCCTCAATGTCTTCAAACCTTCTTTGCTTTTCTTCTCTTTCTTGACCGCCATATACATCCCCTGCATATTGCTCTACCAACTCCTGATCGTATCCCATGCTTACTAACTCAGATACAGTCATTTGAGTTCTATGACATATGAAGTAACAGTCCTCTAAACTTTTTGCATTCTTGTTAAAAATAAATTCTTCTGGTGGTACGTTTTCTAACTTTACCCTTCCTGACTTTTTTCTGATTCTCACTTTCATATTATAACTAGCTGTGACTTCGGTCTCTTCACCATCATTAGCTATAATTGTCTGTGTGTTTTCTTTTTGAGATACAACCTCAATATCTGGGTTTGCCAGTAAGGTAACTAATTCTTCATCGGTAATGTCATTATATTCAGCCTCTTCAACCTCATAGCTTTCATCCCAACCAAATTTTATTACACCTAGCTTAAATAACAAACTATCTTTAATAAACGTATGAATGACCCTGTAGCCATCGTTATCTTGATTTATGATGTAATTAACATAATCAGTTAATTGTTCGGCTCTCTGGGCATCCTCTGCGGTTCTAGGGGCATATCTGACGTATTTATCCGAGGATGTAAATATCCTCATCAATGAAGGCATTAATGTTTCAACTACATCTGCAAAATCATGACTTACGACTGAACTAAATCCATCTCTTTCATTACCCAATGGTTCACCAAGGTAATAATCAATGGCTTTCATTCTTGCATCAGCAAATTCTGTCTCAAAATAGTTTTGTGCCTGTTGAATTTCAGACCTAATGACAGATCCTAATTCATTATCATCCATTTTTGGCATTTTACTTCTTCTTTTTAGTTTTCAAAATTGCTAATTGCAGTTTTTTTGGTAATTTTTTCTGTTTTGCGGTCAAACCATTTGATTTTTTCTTTTTTTTCATCATTTTTTGCCCCTTTTCAGTATTGTTTTAACTTTTTTCTTTGGGTTTGCTCTTTTTCTAGCTACCGCAGACTTAATTTGTGATTTTGTCATTGATTTAGCCTTGGCTGTCGGCACACATTTTGGATATCCTCTTTTACTACCCTTTGCCTTTTTCCTGCCACACTTCTCAAAACCACCACCTTTTTTTGGTGCTGATATATCAACCCATTTTTCTTTTTTGAACCACTTCGTCAGTCCACCTTTTGGTTTTGCCATGACTAAACCTTCTTAGTCCTATATCCGCCACCTGCTTTTTTATATTCTCTCACTAAATATGCATTTGCATAGGCTGATGGATAAACATCAAACTTTGCTTTAGTCTTAGCCTTTATTCTTGCATACAAACTAGGATTTGTTGGTACTGCTTTTGACTTTGATGACTTCTTTTTTTTCTTTGTTTGTGCCATTAGCTTTCTCTCCCTCTACATCACATTGACCAGACTTACGACATAACTTTGGAGTTACACAGCCTTTACATAAAATCATTTCTAAGACTGGTGTATCTTTTCTTGGCTTTCGATAAACTCTTATTGCATACATTATTTTTTCTTCTTTTTTTCTTCTGGTGTTTGCCAGAAATATTCATCAGTATCACCTAGTCTACCCCAATCGTTACCATTTTCAACCTGATAATATTCAGTCGAAACTTTAAAGTCTGGCATTTTTGGTTCTTGCGGTGTTAAAGAATTATCGTATACCCTCATTCTATTATTTGGATACAGGCCATACTGACCATTTTCCAGTTCAATTAAATTATGACTTTTATGCTCCGATGGCTGTTCACTTGTAGACCAGTCGACTTCATCAGAATTGTCATGATAGTTATCTAAGGTTGCAATATAGTAACCTTTCATTACACCATGATTTCTGGTGAATACTTCGTAATCCATAGAGCCAATAAACTGCTTATGAATACAGACAACACCATAATCCATGCAATTCCAAAACTGTAAGTTGGGTAAATCCAAATCAGGATCTGGAGTTTTTGGAGAACTCAGAAAAGCTGATATTGGTAGCTTATCAAACAATGCCCCATACTCAGGCAAGTAAGTTTCAAAGTAAAAGGCTCTACCTGCTAATGACTTAGCTGATACCCAAACCCCTTTTACAAACTCACCATGACCATCTTCATGATCTCTTAAATATTCTCTTCTAACCCAGACCTGCACCGCAGGTAAATTACAAATTAAGTTAGCCAAGGCTCAGATCCCAACACACATCTACTATCCATTAACACATAATCACAGGTTAATTCATCACCAGATTTGATATTCTGTAATGCCCTGCCATACTCATCGACATTAGGTTTACTATCGTGGTTCATATAAGGCTCATGTCCAAATGGTAAAACATATTTATAATCAATACCAAATTCGTATTCATATGTCATGTTTTTTACATATTGTTTTTGTGCCTCTGGCATATTTTCAATATATGTCTTTTCAAAAACCAAGTCATAATCTGGATCAAAGTAAGTAATGCAACTACCTTTTCTGATATCTTCGTCAGCTATAACTGTAATACCTTTGACCTCATCCCAACCAAGTTTTGTTTTGACCTTTAACATTAATTTCCTTGTGTTTTTTTTCAAAATTTTGTAAAATTCTCCATTGAGGAGATTATGAACAAATATTCTAAAAGAACATTAATTGTTAAAAAAGCAGAGGATTTGATGCAAGATCAGCCTCTGTCTAAAATTCATGAATTTGATAAATTAGTTTGCGAACTTCTTAAAATAAATCAGGAGGATCATCCGCCTGTATTTTTAAGAAAATAATTTATCTATTTAATAAATATTTATTAACTTCATCAACAAGTTGTTGATCAACTTTTTGTGTTGGCAAATTCAATCTAAAACTATAATCAATCATGGATGGTGACATGGGTTTACCTGTTGAAGTTGTTGCACCTTTATACTTATCAAAAAAATCTCTAAATAAAATTGTTTTTGGTATAGACTGAGGAAGACCACCAAAATAATCCCCATAAATTTGTGTAGGATATGTTGAATGTGGCACAATCGGCTTATCAGTCGGCAATTTATTTAAATTTGGTTTTGCTATACCCAAACCTGCATCTCCAGTTACAGCTTTTTTCAATGCATCATCAGTAACAGCAAATCTGGTCAAAGCTACACTTGGAAAATCTGCATTTTGAAACTCTGCTGTATCCATCAATTTTACAAATTTTTTCCTTACATTTGGTGGTGCAATTTCCAAATAAGTTCTTAGCAATGGACTTTCTACACCTACAAAATCTTTTACCGCATTGTGTTGATCACCCTTAATATTGATAGCCTGTTTCATTTTTTTGTTAAAACTAGCCATATCTTTTTTCAATATTTTTTTGAAAGGTATTTGCTCTGCTAAAGCAGATGCAGGAAAAGTTGCAAAATCTACAGCATCTTTTCCCATAGCAGTATAAACCATTTTTACAGGTAAACCAGTTTCATTAGCAACTTTTTTAACTCTATTGTGTATGTCTGATATAACACCCTTACCAGATGCCCAAGCAGTTCCTTCTTTTTTCTGAGCCTCACTTCTCATGAAACCAACTCCACCCTCTAGCTTTACTGGTTTTTGAAATTTCATATCGTCAATAGATTTTAATAAAAGGCCTGTAGCACTTTGATCGCCCAAAAGTGGAAATAAGACTGAACCTTGCAAATCTTCAATTTTAACTTCTTTTTTTGGAACTAAATCAACATAATTTTTATAGCCAATATCAAACTCATCTAGAGGCTTAGTAAGTAATCCCTTAGTTTTTCCATAACCAAGTGGATCAATTTGTTCCTTCGTAAGAGGCTTACTTCCTGACATACCCAATGCACCTTTTGGCATTGTCTTTGGTAAAACCGATGACATTAGTCCGCCATAAGCTGTGTTTAAGGCCATGTCTCTTCCTGCCTGTGTAAATTTAGGATTATCAACACTTGGCACACCTAATTCACCAGACAAAGCCTTGCCAGTTGCTCCAATAGTTGCATCGTACATATCAACTAAAAATTGAGGAACTCCCAACGAAACATTTTTATCACTTCCAAATCTATTTGCTGAAATCGGCAAAAAAGTAAAATTAAACCTTGGTGGCGGTAAAGCATCACTCGGTTGATAAAACATTAAACTATTCTGTTGCATTACCACTTCACCTTATGAGACCAGTATTTAGCTGACAATTTATCGGAAGTCTGACCATGCCTAGCATAATACTGCTTCCGCCTCATTTTATCTTTTTTCGTTTTAGGGTTTTTTCCTGCACCTGTTACACCCTGCTGACCAAACCTGATTGTCTTAATTTTATCTCCAACCTTTGCAACCACAATATGGCTCTTGGTTTTATGATTTGGTGTTTTCTTCGGCTTATTGTATCCAGATACCCCTGCCTTTTCTAATCTATAATCTTTTGCCATTTAAATAATCCATGATGTATCAGGCCTGAAAACCTTCCTACTATTCCACCTGCCATATGATCCAGAGGCCAATGCACCCTGATCGGCAAATGTTAAAACAAAACTATCTGCAACGTCTGGAGACCTCTGGCCTCTCCTTTTCATCTCGTCTTTACTTTCAATCTTTAACTTACCTGTCGATAAATATTTATAACGAATACTGGTTAACTCCTGTATCAAGGCATCGTCTTGAGGTATCTTTACATCCCTGCCCTCAAACCATTCCCTAGCATTCCAAAATAATTCATCTCTTAACCTTCCAAATTTATCCTTCAGACTGGCTGATTCAGAAACTGCCACAGATACCGCAGGAAGATCTAATTCTTTGAGCCTGTCAGCCAATCCTGCACCAATGCCAATTGCATCAATATAAATAGCCTCTGGCCTGTCAGAATATCTTACCGCCTCGTACTCAGATAAAATAATTCCTGCCATCTCCATAATGTCTTTGCCAGAATAAGTCTTAATCGGCTCTAATAACTCCTGACCCCTTCTTTTGGCCAAGGCTGACCTGTCAGATCCATATCTGGCTACATCAACACCCCAAACAACAGGTGTTGTCGGTGAAGGCTCTACATCCCTCGTTATAGCTGTCTCTAGTAAATGCATAGGTAACAAAACATCATCAGACTGATCAGGAAAATCACCTGCCACCCTGACCCTCCAAATATTACTTTCTTCAGAATATTTAGACTTCATGTCCTCTAAAAACTGTTCGGATACATATTCACTTTCCAAACAACTAACCTTCATCGTAAACCAACGATGCCTCATGCTATGAAAGGCCTCATAAAAATATCCATCAGACCTCGTAGGGTTACCACACATAACAACCTTTGCCCCCTCGGTAGATAAACTACCTTCCGCAACCTGAAATATAATATCAGGAATACCAGAGGCCTCTTCACAAATAAAAAGCATATTTTCGCTATGAAAGCCCTGAAGGCTTTCTGGATTTTCTTTTCTGGATACTCTGCATACCGCATAACTGTCTTTTGCACCATGTAAGGCAATCTTATCCGACTTAATGTCTAACTGGCTTTTAAATCCATCAGGCAACTGCCTGTACCACTTATCCAATTCAGTCCACAAAACATCCTGCAACTGGTGCTGAGTATTTCCAGTAATTGCAATTTTGCAAGGATAATGAGTAAGCATCCACCATAAAATCAACCATGACTGGAAGGCTGTCTTGCCAACACCATGACCAGACCTGATTGCAACTTTATCATTTTTTTGTATGCCTCTTAATGCCTTTTTCTGCCACTTCTGGGGGGTAGCATTCAATACCTTCTCTACAAATAAAACTGGATCGTTTCTTAATTTCAATAATGTTTCAGTTGCTTTATCCAAAAGTCCGCCCCTATCCCTTCCTACATGGCAAGGGGAGACCCCATGTAGATACCATAAATGGCCAAAAATGCCGATTTATCCTTTATAATCAATGACTTACAAATATGTTGCCATAATTTTGACACATTTGTTTGTTATAATAAATTTTATTGAGGAGAAAAATATGAAAAAAATACCATTCACAATTAAATTTATAAAAACAAAATATACAAAAGATGAAGTTTACAACTTCAAGACTTGTACCCAAGAAGATCCAGTTGAAGGTAACTTTGAAAATGAAGATCAAAAACAAAGATACATTCAATTCCTTGATGACTTTCTGAAAAATAAAATCAAGCCAACAACCTTAATCGACCTAGACATATTTAAACTGTTTCTAGATGATCTGGAAAACAGAGCATCAATCGATTATCTCGAAGACAATTACGATATTGATGAAGATCCAGAAATAGTCAAAGGCGGATTTTACTTTCATCAAAAAAGTAAACAACTCAAAAGAGTTTATTTAGAACAACTCAATTGAGAGGGGTATATATATTTACACCTGCCCCCTGCCTGTCTTCAAGGGGGGGGTGAAACAAAAAATCCCTAATAAAATCCTAATCTGGTTATCCAAATAGTTACCCAGATATATCTTTTCCAACTAAATCAATAACTTAAATACAATATTCGTCAGGTTAAATATGTAACGACACTAATTTATTGTCTTTTTTTCTTCTTTTTCTGTGCCTCGTGTGCGTAATGCGTTACTAGTTGTAGTACTATCTACCATCTCCCCAACCGCTTTCAATGCATCTACATAGCTAGTCTCATGCTTTACTTCCATCCTATGAATGTCTCCATACTTCTTAGGTGCAAGTTTCATACTCATCCACTTTAATCCATCGATAGCCACTCTTCCTGCATTCGGATCTAAGTTCCCTTCGACTACCTGATTAATAATATCACTTATCTTATCGGCATATACTTGCCCTCTATTCTCCATTGCAAGTGAATACTTCTGAGCAAATAAACTATCTTCATTTAATTTAATTGAAACTATTCTCCATGAAGGCATATCCTTATCATTACCGCATACATCCCTAGCTGATCTACCTTCACCAATTCTTTTTAGAAACTCATTCCATTTTTCTTCAGTCATTCGTGGCATAATTCAATCCAATAAAAAAGGCCAGATAAAACTACCTGACCTTATCAACATTTATTTATAAAGAAGTTATTATCGATCACTTTCAATTAAGGCATCTGGAGCAATCGTCAATAATCCATCTTGTAAAAAACAGTAAATTCAAAAGTTCTTTATGTCAAATTAATTTTCTTGTAATTTAATAATAATGCAATTAATATTCCTTCAAGACATAATTAGAGGAGATGTTATGAACTATTACGAACTTATTATATACACACTTGGCATATCCATGTGTTGGATTTTCTTTTGGTTTATTCTGGTGATATCATGAAAAAGCTACTTGATTATGAGGAACTCATGATTGTTCGCAGGTGGCATTTACTGAACCATGAATGTTCTGAAGTACATCACAATCTTGAAGCCAAGAAGGATAATCCAGATCTAAAAAAACTTAGAAAACTAAAAAGAGAAATGAACTCTCATCGTGTTCAAATGGCTAAAGTTGATGTAGCTATCAAGTCTAGGCATCAGCAAACTAGAATTGGAGAAGATGGTTTTAGGATTTTAAACTCTTAAATGCATCAGCTAGGTCATCCAGACTTAATCTAAATATCTCAGCCGAGGCTTTTACGTTTCGGCTGTTTTTTATTGCCCATTCTTTAGCTGATAGATTGAAACAAATAACATCCTGTACACAGTCAAAACTTCTACTACCCATCAATCTTTTTATCTTATTATAATCTGCAAAGGCCTCTGAACTAAGATTAAATGTGTCTGCATAGGTCTTATCTATTCTTTCCTTACTAAAACTCATGGTAACCTTTTGCACCCTTCCTGCCCTCTTAAACAAGGATAAAAACCTTATGGCTGTCTGGTGTTGATCATAATTGATAATATCCTTCTTGTAGTAGGTATCAATCCACAATTGATCGGTAACATATAATCTTTTCTCACCTGCTCTATTCGTCTGCTTTTCAATGACTTCATGCTTCTTGAGAAACTCAGGTGTTGGTAATACTCGTTCAGTACGAATATTATATTTTTTCTTTTTCTTTTTCATCCAAATAAATCAAATTGATTATCATCCTTAATTTTTATAACTTCTTTGCCAGAGTTTATTGCCTCAACTTCCTTCATCATCTGGTCATATTTAATTCTGTTTACCTTCTTTAATTCCTGCATAAGTTCTTCGTAGGCCTTATCGACCTGCTTTTGTTGTTCTGGTGTAAGTCCATTATCATAAATCATTTTATTAAAAAATACTCTTGTAAGCCTCTGGTTGTCAATGGTTTGCCATCTACAGTATAAATTTCAGTTGTTCCATTCCTCATAGCATCTCTAAATGCTTCCCTGATCTTATCCCAGTCCTCACCAATTAATCTGTTATCAGTCTTGCTTTTCTTGTAAATCCTATCAATCCAGTCTTCAATCATGTCTTTGCCCTGCTGAGATAATTCTTTTGTTGGCCTACTTTTCTTAGCAATCGACTTCGCACTAGCCATCAAATATTCTGAGAGATTATATTTTTCATTCTCAGTACAATGTTTAAATACCTGACATAATTCCTCACAGGCATCATCCATGTTATCTTTTCTATCATTACTAGCTACATTAATTAGCTTGGATAAAAATGGTCTTGAATTTCTAATTGATGTTTTTTGTTTTTCAAACCAAGGTAAATATAATTTCCATAATTTATCTCTTGGATTTAAGTAGGCGGTATCGCCTTTATCTACTTTATAGTTATTAGATGTATTAGTAGATAAAGTAATATCATCTGATATATTATATATTATATCTTCGTGTGACGTTATCGTCACATCCATTTTTGGGAGTGACGTTTGCGACACATACTTCTCGAGCATTGGCAGTCGATATTTATTTACCTTATTTGGCTCTTTAATTATCTCAATTAATCCTTGGGAAGCCAGACTTTGAATGTGCCTGTTTACATTTTCCCTTCTGATCTGGCATTGTTTACCAAGCCTATCCTGAGATGGATAAGCGAATTTGGATACGTCATTATAATGATTGCAAATCCTAAGTAATATTTGCCATTCCATAGGACTGGGTAAAGACAACTCGATACACCATGCTACCGCCCTTAAACTCATTAACTTCGCCCTGCAATAAGTTCTAAGGCATCATCGTAATCCATGACCATTAAAGCCTTATTGTTGTCTGACTTGATAATCAATGCATCATGGCCATCAATCCACTTGTATATTTCCTTAAAACCACTTGCCCTGCATTTAACTTCAATGTGCCACTTCTCACCGCCTGTTTTATTCAGGATTAAATCGCCCTTCATAACATCTGTAGCACCACTTAATGGTACTCGGTAACACTCAATATCATCATGAAGTAAGGCCTGTTTTCTCAGGTTATTTTCAGTCCTGTAACCTTTATCCCTTGATGCTTTTCCCATGTATCCAATCCTCTAATGCAACTTGACCATTTGACCATTTATAAATCTCTATCATATGCTTACCAGAAGGCAAACCTTTTTGATAGAGCCACTTATTAACCGATGATTGATTTACACCCAACAGTCGTGCTAATTCGACCTGCCTGATGCCTTTTTCAACCATATATGCACTTAATTTCATGTAAATTTATCCCCTTTATTCGTTTAAGGCATATATTAATATGAAAAATAAAATTTAATCAACTGAAAAAAAATTTGATTAATTATGCCTTGTAGTATAATCTGGTGAAAATTATTGAGGAGATTGTATGAAAGAATACTTTAAACAATTTCAGCTATCAGAGAAAAACCTAGCTGAACGTAAGCTAAAAGTTACAGGTACAGACATCTGTATTTTAGCTGATGGCGATCCTGAAAAAGTTTTTAAACTCTACAAAGAAAAGACTAATCAGCTACCGCCAGACGATTTAACGAAGGTATGGCCTGTCATCATGGGTCATATTACTGAGAAAGCCAATTTAGAATGGCAGGAAATGGAAAATGACTTTCTTATCAGGCATAGACAACAAGT